GTTTTTGTATAAGTAAAGCCTAAAGCTGCCAGTTCTTCCTGTGCTTTAGGCTCAACTACCGTTATAAATTTATTCACTCTGTCCACCTCACTTATAGTCAGAGTTATTTTCATCATTAGCAACCGTATTCTCAGACGGTGTGTCTGTCTCAGGTCTGCCAACCTCACCATTGCTCAAAGTATTGCTACTGATAAGCGGTCTGTTGTAAATATCCACCCCACAACCCAATATGTCGTTTTCGAGATAACTTGCGTCGTAAGCGTCGATTGGTTCTTGTCCGAGTGCTGCCGCATAAAGCAGCTTTGATGGTACTCCGTACATTGCCGACTTCTGCATACGATTTGCAACTTCATCTTTGTTAAAGCTATTCTGTTCAAGGAATATTATCTCAAACAGATAATCGTCGTGGATTGACATTTCACGCTGATATTTAACATTAAATACCCTCTGTATCTGCCGCAGTACCTTCATCATCATTGTTGCGTCAACGATAAGAGAAAGCTCAATAACCTTATATGTGGGATTTGCACCCAAACCAAACAGTAGGGGAGAAATACCAATGTTATTGAACAGGTCTTTTGTTGCGTCCTCGGTATAGTCCTTTTGAGCATTAGTGGCATCTTTAAGGGTAATACCTTCTGCCTTAAATGGATTGACCGCAACACCAATTCCTTCTGGTACAGCACCCGCTATCTGATCGTAATACTTCTTGATTTGCTCGTATGACAACGCTGGATTGCCGTCGCTATCAGTTTCAACCGTATAGTTGATAAGCTTGTAGTTGTCAAGAATCGCTCCGTCTTTCTGTATCTCCTGATAGGTTTCAAGATCTATAATTGCCTTGAATGAACCTGCCAGTGGGGGAATGATAAACGGATATTCCTCATCGAACTTTATGCAAATCTGATTGCGTGGCACAAACCATCTCATTGTCTTGTCGCCTTTATTGTCCTTGCCGTCGCCCTTGTACGCCAAATATGCCCTCTCAAACTCCTTACCATATGACGGGAGCATGAGTTTGGTTTTCTTGGTGTCAAAGTACGAAAGGTCAAATGCAAATCGCCAAACGCCATTTTCTACTGACACCAATCGGCAATATTTGTGCTGAAGTGGCTTTAAGAAGAAACTGCGCTTGTCCTCTATCATAAGTCCGTAATAAATACCGTCAACAAGTGTGCGTACCATTATCTGCGGATTGATGTCCTTGAACTTGAATCGCGCACATTTTAAAGCGTAATTTATATACTGCTCCTCAAATTTCTCCTTGTTTACGGTCTTGACATTCTCCAACGGGCGTATTACATAATTGTTGGTGAGTATCGTCGCCAACATAATAACTGCTCGCCTGTAATGCGGTGAGATTGCAAAGTAAAAACGGCTGATTTCACGTAAAACTTCCGCAGACGATGCTACCGTGGGATCACCCAATGCTGAGAGTATCGTCTTGCGAGGGTATTTGCGTAGGAATACTGACACCTCGTCCATGTTTGACTTTAAGTCGAGAAGCACGTCCGAGCGAAGTTTCGCAAACCGTTTGAGATTATATATTTCGTTGTCCATAAGTCACCGCCTTTCATTTATTCATATCGTTTTGCTGGTCTGCCTAAGAAGAATGTATTATTTTCTTCTTGCCTTACAATTTTCTTCTGCAACGCCTGTTCAAGTTGCAAGCAAACCCACCAGTTATATTCGAGTGATGAGAAACGGTCTTTTCGCATACCTGTTTTCTCCTTAACCTTTATGTTGACACCCTTTGTTTCTGTTTGTAAATTAATAAGCTCGTTTATCAATAATGTTGTATGAATATAAGGCATTTGCAACTCTACCTTTTCCTGCGAAGTAAGAGAGTTATATCCTCTAAATCCTGCAAGTATTTCTTCGGCATCAAACTCTGAAACGAGAAGATTTATTCTGTTTTGTCTAAAAGCCTCTCTTAGTGCAAGAGCCATATCATTATTTAATTGGGCTGTTGCATTGATTGCCCATATAACCTTTGGAGCTGTTTTATCCAAACATCTGTCAGCAAATACAGAATCATTACAACATGATAATGCTCTGTAAGTGGTTGCTAACTCATTGTCATAAATATCTCGGCAAAGATGATCGTAAACAGACACACCGACACCTCTCGTATCAATTACGAGCTGTGTACAATGATACTGCTCAAACAACCTTCTCACTCTAAGAGCCAAATCTTCTGAGTGTAAGCCTTCGTGGTTTTCAGTATAGATTATATTACCCACATAACGATTGTCTTTATTTGGCAAAGCACTATTGATAAAGATTGAAGCCGCATCGTTGTCGTGTTTTGTAGAAGCTAAAAGAGCAACGTCCAAAGACAAGATACGTTCCTCGTTTTTAGCAAGAGGCGGTATTTTCAAATTTTTATCAGCCATTAGATTTGAAATCTGTGGTGGATATACAGGCACTTTAAGTTTTCTATTCCTTGATAAATCATCATAAGAGAACAGAGCATTTTCATCGTCGCCCAACCATTCGCACTCCATTTCCGTTTGAAACGAAAGTTCATTAAAGTCGGACTCTGACATTTCATCTTCTACTTGTTCACGACTAAGCAGATTTTCTTTAATAGCCAACTCATAAGGTAAACCACAACAGAAATACCGCTTCGTATCATCAACAAGATTGGTAGCAAAAGCCTTTAATTTCTCAAAACTCCAATGCTGTTTATACCAAGCAGACGAAAGATAAAGTTCTTTATTTCTTTCTGTCAAATGGGCGTACTCTGGTTTACTTAAATATCTTGGTTGACGAGGCGCAGTATTGAATTTACGCAATACCCTGTTGATAATATCAAGGTTAATCATGCGAAATTCGTCGCATACGATTATGTTGGATCTATTAGAGCAAGCACCGTCATTTGCCGTCACAACTTTTATTCGCGAACCATTTTTAAATGATATATACGCATCTTGACCTTTAGTGTTAGCCGTTTCTATTTCATTTCTTAAATTTGCCGAATTTGGCATAAGAATGGTCGTTATTTTTTCAAGCACATTTATACTCTGTGAACGATTTTTCGCAGCTACACATATTTGCGTTTCAGGATAAAGAATACATCTTACCACACAGAATATCGCAGTAAGAAAGGTTTTGCCCTGTCCGCGCGAAGCGATATACATAAAATAATTTGACCAATTCATCAAAAACAATAATATTTTCTGAAATAGTTTGAGATGTATATTCAGATAATCGGCACAAAACCTATGTGGATTTGCCCTATAATAACTACACCAAATGCCAACACCCGTCATCATGCGCTCTACTTTGTCGTTAGCTATTTCTTTATCAGTTTTTTTCGCCGCCATTTGCAGTACCTCCAAACACTGAGTCAAAGAGAGCTTCGTCATCACCTTCATACTGCGGCTTTTCAACTTTATACTTTGCCATTTCTTCGTCATACATTCGTGCATAATTGTTTTTTATACCAATCATCTTGCACAAATGCCCTAAGAAATAAACCGTAATATACTTTACAATGCCGTCCACATCTTCCCATTCAGGATCGGGTTCTGGTATTGGTTTTTCTTCTTCAAACTTCTTTATCAGCGTTCCAAAACTTTGACTATCGGCAAGGGCGTTATCATTGTTTTGCACAGGTTTTAGATTTGCAGAGCCAAGTAATGACTGAAATGTGTCCATAGCATCTTTAACTTTACCACCCGTTTGCTGCGCTATTTGAATATTCAACTGAGCTATACAAAGGTTTTTAAATAATTCTTCTTGTGCCTTTGTCTTTGCTTCGCATCGTGCTGTCCAGTCATCATACTGTTCCTGTAAGAATTTGTATTGTTCCATGCTATAGCCCATGCCAAACATAGAGATAGTTCTCTTTCTTACCTTTAAATCGGCAAGCCCCTCTTGATTATCCATTAAATCTTCGGCATCGTTTATATTAGCACTTGCTCGTTCCTTGATGGTGTCAAGATATGTAGTGCCTCTTTTTTTGAAATGAGGTAATTGTGCCTTACTCGGATAAGCTCCAATTCGTGATCTATCAGAAGATATTTTTCTGCAAGCCGCTAATATATCATCTGCATAATACCAGTCGAATATTTCGCAACAACGTTCAACAGCCTTTTCTTCATTGCCTGAATAGAAATCAGTTAATGTATAAAAATACTTATCGAGACAAGTTTTGCAAATGGTTGCATAACTGCCATTCCCTGCAAATAAAGGGCTGTTTGAAAAGGGGAAGTTGCCCTTTTGTTTTGTGTACTTCTTGCCACAACAAGTACAATAGAACTCAGTTCTTTCTTCTTCTGTCATTATTCGTCCAACTTGGACGTTCTTATCTATTTTAGTTTTAGAAGTGCGAGAACTTGCTGTTTTCTTCGTACTTCCTGTGTTACCTCTCGGCACTCCGCTCACTCCTTTAATTCAAATTTTCCGATAATATTTTTTCAAAAAAATATTCTGTTGTAACTTTATGTCTCATATCTCTACTCCAATCTCTACTCTCAAAACGTCAACAGCCGAGAGAGGGGAGTAGAAGCCTCTCTCACACTCAGGTAGCTACTCCCTCGTGTTGCTGTTGTTTTGGTGCAGTCTCCGCCTAACACAGCCTCGACCACATAAGAGCCGACCTTAGTCAGCCCTAATCTCATTTAAAAATTCCATAAATGTCACGCTCGGTATCAAACTGCACTGTTGCTTCATTAT